GGTTTCATCTCTTCCGCCGTCAGGCGCTCGCCGGTCATCAGCTTCACCGCCAGCCGCGCCACTTCCTGTTCGCCCACCGTGTCAAGGTATCTCCGGATGGTCGCGTTGCTGAAGAAACGGTCGAACTGCTTGTCGCGGTATACCGGTTCAAGGCTCTTGCCCTCGCTCTGAAGGAATGCCGCCTGCACCTCCGGATGGTTCGCCAGCTTGTCGGCGATCTCTTCCGGCTCCCATCTGGTATCATTCTCCAATCCGATCTTGCCCAGCGTACCGCTGCCTTGGAAAACGCCGCCCGCAAACTGGCTGGAAAGGTCCTTGATCCGGTCGTCGAACGCCCGCCGCGCCTCGTAGTTTACGCCGCGCTCCACTATGGCGTTATCGTGCGTCGGCGTCCATGCGTCGCCGCCGTAGACCTTGTTCCTGCTGTCCGCTTGCGGATCAATGGTCCCGCGCGGGAAGATGGCGGAGTATTCGCCGTAGTTGGCGTGCCCCTCTTTTGTCTTCACGACGGCGATGGAAGGCGACGGCCACGCACCGATGTCGAGCGTGCGTCGTAGCTTTTCCTCGGTCATATTGTGCATGGCGACGAGGGTTTTTGTCTCTTCGACCGGCGTTTCCATGCTGAACTTCAGCTTGACATTTTGTACGCCACGAGATAGACTATCTACAGAAGCATTCCCTCGCAGAGCGCCGCTGTTCGCAGTGGAAGAGCCGTCAATTTGGGGGGTGCTTCTTTCTTGCATCTGCCCAATATTGTAGATCATTCTGCCGCCTGCGCTCTGCGCTGTTGAGATTGTGATCTTGTAATACTTTCCATCAAAATCTTTGAAAAACGCCGTGCGATAATTCCAACCGCCACTTGCCATACTCCCATGGCGGCTGTTATGATCTACAACGTTTCTATCCCCCTTGACAGAAATCTGCGCCAACTCGTCAATATGCGATGCTGCATTTACTTTTCGCTCAAATGCCGCCTCGCTCATAGTACGCCCATCGCTGGTGTGGTTATCGCTCAGTTTCCCCGCGGAGGTAGCAGTCAGAACCAATTCATCACCATCCGCACCGATAAGCTTAACGTCTTGCCCACGGCGGATTTTCCCGTTAATATAGTCTTCCAGCTGTTCGCTCCAACTTTGTGGGTCATTCCCGAAAATGACCTGCCGGTCGGCGCGGACATATTTTTTGCCATCGGCAGCCTCTTCAATGCTCGCCATGCCATTTGTTCCGCTTGGCGGTGCACGCGTGCTTTCCTGCGCAACGGTTTCGCTCTCCACCTTGATATGCGCAAGAAGAAACGCTGCCGCATCGCTGATCTCACTGTCGGCGAAAATGTTCATATCGCCGAGGCTGTCGCAAACCACCTCTTCCCAAATTTCCTGCGCCGTCATTTCGGTGCCGGCATAAGCGTCTGCATACGCCGTGCAGAGGGAGTCGACCTCACCGCCGGTAAAGGTCTTATCGATGCGCGTGCGTACCTCGTTCAAATCGACTTCGCCCTTTGCGATCATATCATGTCCGGCCTCATGCCGCATGATCTGGTACGACGTAAATTCCGGATGATCCGCACGGATAAATACGCGGTCACCTGAAACGTAGCCGCGCACCTGGAACGTTTTTCCGCTCTTGTCACGGAACGTCAGATTATTTCCGGCAAAAAACGTCACGCGCAGGCCGCGCTCTTTGGCGAGGTCCTTCGCCTTGCGCATTTCCGCCGTCTCGTTCTTCACAAGATAGACGCTGTCATTGAATGCGCCTCTGCCGATGCCGAAGCTCGCAGTGCTTACTTTTTCTCCATAATCGAGCGAAGCTGCTTCGCTGTCTGCGAAGTGTCGCCCTTCCTTCCGGCCCGGATTTCGTCCTGCGCCTTCTTCCACGCCTCGTACTTCTCCGCGGGGATCCGCACCGTTATCCCGTTCGCTGCCGTTGCGTAAATGTACTGCTTCTCCATGTTCGGCTCCTTCCTGCTGCGCATATTCCGTGCGCAGCTCATCCATTGTCACATCTCCTGTCTCGAGGGCAAGGCGGTTGTCAGTTACATACTTGTCAAAGCCGGTCGCCTGCACCTCTGCGCCTGCGATCTGCTGCTTTGCTGCAATATAATCCGTATTGGGGGCAACCGCCGTTCCATCAACAGCAGTGTACCCATTCGTCAGCATGTCGTCAAGAACGATCTCGAGCGTTTTCGCCGCTTTGACATTCTCCTGTCCATTATCGTTGATGATGCGCTGCGCTGCATCAATGATTTGCGTGCGCGTCAGGCCCTCGTCCATCGCCTTGCGCATGGCAGGTGTCTCGAATATCTGGTTGTTTCTCTGGTATCCGTTTGCCGTCCGCTGCCGCGCGCCCTTCTGCTGTCCGCGCGAAAGGCTTATATCAGCGATACCGGCGATCTGCTCTGCCGCCGTACTGTAATAACCGTGCAGCTCGGGGTGGTCAAACTGGAAAGCGTTTACATTTCTGCTCGATACATTTTCCTTCGTGCGGCTGTCAATATGCTCGCCCGTTCCGGCCTCTTTCTTCGCGTCGTTCTGTCCTGCGACATAGCCTGCATAGGCCGTCTCATTCGTCGGGTTCGGGTTCGCCTTGCCCTCCACGCCCGCATTGTAGGCAGGGATAAAGTCCTTCACGTGCTCTGCTGTGTCCTTGCCCTCCTGATACGAGCCACGAATCGCCTTGCGCCCGCTCTCACCGATCATACTGTCGTAGCGCGCAAAGAGCCGGTCAGCAATACCGTTCACGATCTCCGCGTCGCTGCGCGTCTCTGTCTGCGTCTCCGGCAGCTCGGTACGACTGTCATAATAGCGCCCACCTCGGTTGCCGATGGCCTCCACGCCACCGCCAATACCGCCGAGGATACCGCCGACAAGGAAGTCGTTCAGAATTTCCGATGCTTCCAGCTCGCTGTAGCTCCCGCCGAGCGTCTTCCCGTTATAGATCATCTGCAAGGCCGGCTGGATCAGGTCCTCGAGCACTTCCTCGCCGCCCTCTTCCAGAAACGACAGCGCGATCTTTCCCGCCGCGCTGCGGGTCAGATTCTGCGTCGCTCTTTCGATGACGTCATCAAGGAAGCCCTTGCCAAACATTTTCTTGAACGGCGCTGCCGCGTTGCCGATCTTCTCGGTTACCACGCTCAGCCCGCCGCTAGCAAAACCATAGTTGACCTGCTGCTCGTGCGTTGCGCCCGCGCGGCGGGCTTCCTGCGCGCTGCCGCCCGTGCTGCGTACAAACATCGCCGGGAGCGCGCTGCCGCCTGTCAGCAGGCCCAGTGCCGCGTCCGCGCCCATCTGCGCGCCAGCAACACCGACGTCAACCGCGAGCTGGCCTACCTTGCCCAGTCCGGCTTTTGCCTTGTTGATATCTCTTGCGCCGCTGTCGGAAAGGGTGTCGGCGGTCTTGTAGATGTTTTCCGCCGTCCGTTCGACCTCGCCGCCCTCGCCGTAAGCTTTCAGGTATGCGGCTTTCCGCGCTTCCAGTGCCGCAATGACATTTCGCGCAGTGTCGCGCTCGCTTTCGGTGCTCATAGGGTCTGCAAGCACATCCCGCTGTGCCTTGATATCCTGATCCCACAGGGCAATTTCGGTGTTTGCTTCCTCGCGTCGCTGCAATCCGCTGCCGGTCTGCGCCATACCGGTAAGGTTGACGAGCCCCGCGCCATAGGTCTTCGCCGCGCCCTTGGCGGTATCGCCGACGCGCTGCGCGCCCGTGGGGGCTTTTACCTCCTGCACGTGCTGTTCGAACGCTTCTTTGCTCTGGTAGTTCTTCGCGTCCTTCTTCTGTAAGGCCCCCTGCGCAAGATTCTGCGCAAGGGCGCTTTGATTTTTTGGTGTAACGACATTCTGCTGCGCGGTCGGCTGCTGGCGGAACATCGGAGACGTTGCCTTCTTCTCCTGTGCTGTCATTTTTGGCGTAGAAACAGATCGATAATAAGTGTAAATCTGCTCCCGCTTGTCTTGCTTTACTCTCGCAGGCTTTTGCGCGGGTGCGTAGGAAGAGGGAGCGGGGCTGCTGACCGCAGCAGCCGCCCCACTTTTTTTCTGATACTCACGATATCCCTTGATAGAATCCAGCTTTTCCTTTTTGATCGGCATAATTTACCTCCGCTTATTCAAGCCATTCGTCCGGGTCATAGCCAAAGTGGCTGAACAGATATCGCGCCTCCGCATCCGTCAACTTGCCTTGATCTGCATACACCGCAATCGTGTTTGCAATTCCTGTATTGCTACCGGTCTGCGTCTTCATCTTCTCTAAGCTCGATAATATTCTCGAAGCGCTACTGCTGAGCTCTCCCCCGTCATCTCCACCGTTCTGACCTTCCAGCCAGTTTTCATAGTCGGAATAAAGCCCGCTCGAAGACGTAAAGCCGTACCTCTGGTAGTTAGCCTTCTGCGCAAGCCAGCTCTTGGGGTTCCCGCTCGCCTGTGCCGCAGCAAACAGACCTTCGTAGTCCATCGCTCCGCCGGTAGCTCCTCTACGTGTCCCGCCACCGGAAGTACGGCGAGAGCCACCGCCGTTTGCCTTCCCCGCCGCTGCCTGCGCGGCCTGCTTCAATTTATACTGCCATTCCGCATTATAGCGTGCGTCCTCGATGGCATCGCGTTCCTTCTGGTAATCATAGTTGAGCTTGTCCTGCTGCTTCTGATACGCCAGCGCATCCGCCGTCTGCTGGTCGCCCACCTGATCGCGCGCAAGCTGATAGAGGTAATTGCGGTCAGCCAGCCAGCGGTTGTAGTTGTTGTCCTCAAGTCCGATGAGCGTATTCAGGTCGGCGCGGTCGCCGCTCAATTTATCCTGATACATGCTATAGGCAAGCTGCTGTAATTCGGGGATCTTGTCCGTCATCTGGCTCATCTGGTAGTCGCTCGCCTGTTGGCTCGCTGCCACCGCCGCCGTGGACGGCATCCCGCCCGTCATCACTGCCGCCTTGCCGAGCACATCCTCAGCGCTGCGGTCTGCCTCGCGCGTGTACTGCTTGCGATACTGCTGATAAAGCGGGTCGATCGCCGCGTCGTAGGAAAACGGCGTGCGATTCAGCAGCGCGTCGAGCTTTGCGCTGATCTGTCCGCTCTGATCGTAGTTGTAGTTGCTGTCGCCCAGCTTATCGAGCCAGCTTGTGTCAGCCTTCGCAGGGCTCGCACCCGTTCCGAGTTTGATGTACTCGCTGCCGTCCACGCCGCCGGAATAGTCGTACTTCGCGCGAATTTTCTCCGCTGCGTCGTGCGCCGCCTGCTGGCCCGCCTTGTCTCCCTCGGCATATGCCTTGTTGTAGGCCTCGGTATACTGCCGGATGAGATCAAGGTCACCCGAATCGTTGATGAGCGTCAGGTCTGTATTCTTGTGTTTGAAATTATCTGCCATTGTCCCCTCACTTTCTGCCGCCCGTCACGTATTCGTACTCGAGCGCATAGAGCCGGTATTCTCCTGTGGCTTTGATTTTTAATCTAAAGTGGTCGCAGCGGCGGATCGGGCAGTCGAGCGTGAAAACGTCTTTCTCCTGTGTCCCGCAGCGGTCGACCTCTTCCCACGCGCCGCCGTCGAACTTGACAAGGAACACGACCGTTGCGCCCTTTTCGCATTCCAGCCGCGCCCGTACGCGCTGCACGTGCTTCGCGTCGAATGAGCCGCCGTCATAGTCAGCAAACTCCGCCTCGCTAATAACAGCTCCCTCGCGTGTTGCGCCGGTCGGGATATCTGCCGGATTCCCCAGCAGCACGCACCCGCCGTCTACTAAGGCCATGATACCGCCCGAATAGGCCATTTGCACCACGGCAAGCGCATCTTCCTTATGCCACACGCCGTTCTCGCTGCTGTAGCAGTACAGCGCCGCCTTGCCATCCTCTTTCAGGCTCACGTAGTAGTTGAGGCCGTCGCTTCCTCCCACCGCGTCGGAGAGGCGCACATCGTCGCCCAGCGTGCGGGAGATGCAGCGCGGCATTCCTCCGCTGTACGCCATGACGCCGACCTTTGAGAGGTAATAGAGCGTTTCACCCGCCACAGCAAGGCTCTTGTGGCTGCCCTTCATCACGCCGAGAACAGCACTCGACATGAGCTGGAAGTTTGTCGGAATCGTGCCGTACATCTTGAATATTTTGTCTTCTTTGAAAAAGCACGGGTAGCCAAGGTAGCTCACGCACGCCGTGAACGCTCCCGCCGTGCCGCTCTCCACGCTGAACGCGTCCGTGGATAGCCCGTCAAACACATTCCAGTTGTACGGGTCGCCGAGCTTTGAAGCAAAGATGCTGTCGCCTTTGCACCCCCACACGCGGTTTTCGTTCGTGCAGACGAAGTCCATATCGGGAATACTGCGCTTGAGCGTGACTGTCCCGGGCTCAGTGATGCTTTCCTGCCCGTCGGGCAGGCGGAAGGTGTTTTCATAAAATCGCAGCGTCTTTTTGTCCTCGCTGATCTCCCGGATGATGGGTGTGCGGTTGTTGTAGGTCTCCTTTGTGCAGCCAGAGATCGTCACGGCGTCGCCCACGTTGAACGGGAACGCCGCGCCGGTCGTCGTGATGCTGTTTGCCGCCGCCTTTTCGTCGGCATACGTGCCATTCCCGAATTTCAGCCCCGCCGCGGAATAGCTCGCCTCCATCGGCTTGATCGTGCCGTCCTTTTCGCACACGATTTTGTCCGGGAAGATGAGCACGCGCTCGCCCAGTGCACAGAAAGTCTTTTCGCTGTCTGCGACCGTTGTCTTTTCTTCGCCGTTGATGTATAGCTTCGTTCCGTATACCTCGTAGAGCTTGCCCGCACTGAAAATGCCGTTCGCCTTGCCCATACCCTTTCGGACGGTATAGCGCCGCGCGCGGGGAGCAAGAAGCGGGAAGTATCGCGCCGACAGGTTTTTCATGTCGTAGAGCTCGCCGCCGCCCGCGCCGAAGGTGTGGTTGATCCCGCCGAATTTCTCCTGCTGCACGCGCCGGTTCGTATATGCCGTGATCTCAGGCAGTCTCATCCGGCCCCTCGCTTTCTTTCTTCTCCGGTGCTTCCGTGCCGTCGCAGATCATTGCAATATTGCGAAGCGACTGGCGCACCGCTGCCACCACGTCGACGGCATCACCGTTGACGTTCAAAATGCCGATCAGGCGCATCGCGTGCGCCGCTTCCTGCTTGATCTTCTCATTCATGCTGATTCCTCCAATCGTTTCAACCGTTCTTCCTGCTCTCGTACCTTCGCCCACAGGATCGGAATGAATTCGCTGTACCGCAGGAAATACGTTTCGCTGCCGTCCTCGCGTTTGGCAGCGGCCCAGCCCGCGAATTCCTCCGATTCAATGCCGCACGCGCGCATGGCTTCCTCTACCTCCTGCGCAATGAAGCCCGTGTGGAAGCGCCCACTCGTGCCGCTGTTCAGCTTATAGCGCTTCGGCTCCACGAGGTCAAACATACGCACGTACTTCTCCGGCAGCGCCTCAATGCTGTTCTTGATGTTTCGATCGGACCCGTTCAACTCGTTCGTGCTGCAATAGATCGTGCTCCAAACAAAATTTGGTGCGCCAAGATTGTACCGGTTATCTGCATTCGGGGCGAAATCGCCGCGGCAATCAATGAAGTCGTAGTCGAAATTGAGCGCTGATCTTCCGTTATTCCCCGACAGATACAGGTTTCCGCTCGTCGCGTTCAACTCCATGGCCTTGCTCTCGAGCGTCATTTTGTAGTCCGCCGTGCTGGCGTACTCCGTGGAGATATACCCGCAGCGTCGTCCCGCATCATTGCGCACGGTGATCCTATCCCCTTCAATCTCCGTCGCCGTCAGCGTGCCATAGATGTTCACCGCGTCCACGTAGAGGTCGATGGATCCCGTGCTCGCAATCTGTGCACCGTTGTAGTTGAGCTTGAAGATCGTGCCGTTCTCGCCGCTCGTCACGCCCAGCGTGAAGCCCTCGGCGCTCTGGTCAAAGATGCTCTGCGCCTGCGTCGCGTCGATCTTGCTGCTCACCGTCGCGCGGATGCCGTTCACGTCGGCCTTGATGTTTGTGATCGCGCCGTCGAGGTTCGAAATGCTCACCTGCAAGCCCTTTGCCGTTGTTTCAAGCTGCGTGATGTCCCCCTCTGCATTGCTAAGGCGAGCATCTAATCCTTTCGCTGTAATGGAAATTTCATTTACATTCTTGTCCGTATCCTCGATCTTGGCATAGATCGGCTCGGAAATATTCTTGATAAACTCGCTCAGTGCATTCTGATTGATGTTGCTCCCGTCCAGATTGAAGAGCGTATACCGAAGCTGTTCCAGAAGCACGAAAAGGTAGTCATAGACCCCATTGATCTGCTCCTGCGTGTCTTTCCCTTCGCCGTTCGGGAAGGTCGTCTCCACCAGCTGAAATGTCGTCGGCACTTGTCATCACACCTTCCAGTTGCCCTTGCTTTCTTTGCGGTTTTCGCGCCGCCACCATGCCATAGCATCGGCCACCGCCTCGTTGGCAATGGAATGGTCATTGGCATATAGCGCGCTGTCCTGATTGTAGGCATCGAGCTGAGCTGCCAAATACAGGTGGTAGCATTCGTTGTGCCCGTCCGGCAGTAGTAATTCCATATCCTCGACGCTTGCGGTGTCATCCTCCACGCTCACCTTGAGGGTAGGGGATTCCTCCCCCATCATCTCGGCGATTCGGTGCTCAAGCACCATGAGGATTTCCGCCTTGCGCGGCGTGCTCAATTTGTTAGGCCGCAGCGCGTCCGCGTCACGGATAGCTTTCAGCATTTTCATACATTAGACCTCCGTGAAATACTGCCCCACCAGCTCATGCGGCAAATACTGCAATACGATCTTCCCGCCCGCAGCCTCGCCGATACGCTCACACTTGTACGTCTTGCCGTCCTCGCTGTCGAGGTAGTATTTGCCATACTCGTACTCCATGCCGCGGCTTGCGGGGATGGGGTCATCCTGCGTGCCCGCGTGCTCGGCATCGATGACCGCCCACAGCGCGGGCGTCTTGTCCGGCGTCCAGTCGGCCTGCGAGGTGTGCGCCTGACGGCACTTGTACACCTTGCCGCCGTAGCTCCTGCGGTCGCCCTCCACGTAATCAACAGGATACGCCCATGCCGTGATGAGCTCGGGCACAGTCGCCGCCTCGCCGTCGCTCAGGCTGACCGCCGCCTGCTCGATGATGGGCCGCAGCTCCACCGCACGGGCGTATGTGACCGGCGAGCCCGCGAGGGCGGTAACGGTCGCTTTGGCGCTCTCCGTCTCCGTGGGCTTGCCCATCTTGATAGATACGGTGCCGTCGCGGTGGTCGGTGATGGCCCCGCTCAGGCTGTACTCGCTGTTGTCCCACTCATTGACGACTTCCTCCGTATCGCCCGTTGGATTGCCGTCGTTGTCGAGCTTGTCTACCGTCTCGCGCTGGACGATGCTCCACGGGGTGTTGTCGGGCAGCAGTGCTGCCGCTTCCGCCGCAGTCATGGTGAGCTGCACCGTCTGCGTCTCGCGCATATCCCAGTTTCTGTCCTTGTAGGTGTAGATGCACGTCGCAGGGTACTCCTGCCCGTTCACTTTGATAAATTCTGCCATGTTGGCCTCCTTTGTGATAAGATCAGTATGTAGTAATACGGATATAGTCGCTATTTCCGAAGCCGCTCGGTTCCTGCATGACAATTTTGCAATCTCGGAATACAGGGAATTTGTACTCTATCGAATAATTGTTTCCGGACGACGCTTGTACAAATTGCGGAATTTCATCATTAAATGAAACCGCTGCATTCACGTTATTGGTTCTCAAATACTTTGCGTCACACCACGTTCCTGCGGGGACTGTAATTGTTTGTGCACTGGTATACGTTCTCCCGTCAATGGTTACGTTGACATTGCTCCCGCTCAGTTCTACTTGGTATTCGTCCTTTTCTCCGCCGCTTTTGAAGATGGTCGGATTCACAATCATGCCGCCACCTCCCCGCGAAGGGTTACGCTTACGGGAGCGCCAGATAAACCGCAATTGTTCCCGAGCTGCAGCGCAGCCGCGCTCCGGTTGCGCTCGGCAGGTAAGATACGCCTTCTAAGCAAACAAGAGTGTTTTTGTCCGCTAAAATAGGTTGTTTCCCGTTTGCGGTTGTGTAGAAATTCTGATCTTTTCCGCCAGATGTGTAGTAGATGGTGGCCCCTTTGTAAGGGATTGATACCTCTATCGGAACCGTTTCCGCTCCGTCTTTCCCATACCTCACGGGGTTGACGATCATACGCCCACCCCGCTTTCGCAAGGTTCAGCCGATATATATATATATATATCTGAGGGCGTTTCGGATGGTGTTCATGTGTTGCTCCTTTCTGTCACTTAGCTATTGGTGCTGCCGTCCCACGGCATAGTAATTGAGATGTGTCCCATATAAAATGGACCCGTTGCTCCGTAATACCCCTCAATCGCCGTTTTGGCGGTCACGTTAAAGGTGTAAACATGCCCCAAATCTGTCGTATTTGCTCCGGAAGCAACCTTTGCACCGTTAAACTTGATGTACGTATTTGCCTTTGAGTTTCCGCGCACATGTACCTCTATTTCCGTCCCGATTGGCACGGTAATCGTTTGCGGTGTTACATAAGTCGTCCCATCAATGACCACACAGCAATTCTCCGGGACGCCTTCCACTGTGGAGAACGTACCCAACAAGGTAACGTCAGCGGTCGTCGGTTTTGCTTTGGACCTCGGCCTGTTAAAGATCATCCCGCTCACCCCTTATAACTCAGCGTGATGACCGTCACATAGACCTCGATGGCGCTCGTCGGGACCTCGCTGCACTGGAACGTCAGGGAATTTGCAGCCTGCGCCACGCACAGCACGCCGCAGCTGTTCCACGCGGAATCATACGACGTGTCGACCGGCGCGGGATAGATGCACTGCGCCGTCGTGTCAGCCAGCACGCCCGTCACGGTCACGCTCTGCTGCTTAGTGCTGGAATTCCAGCTTGCGGCCGGCAACGTCACCTTGCGCATGAACACGGGCGAGGCGTAGTCCGTCTCAGGGGTAGCAGCAACAAGCCCGCCCGAGCCATTGCCCTTGATCGGCTTGGTGGTGGTGGGGACATCGACGGGGCCTGCGGGGCCCTGCGGTCCGGTCGCACCGGTCGCGCCTTTCTCGCCTTGCTCGCCTTTTTCGCCCTGCTCGCCCTTGGGGCCTTTGATGTTGACCGTCGCGGGATTCGCAAGCCCGCCGTCGTTCGTCCAGCTCAGGTCTCCCGCCGCAGACACAGCGGGCGTAAAGGTCGCGCCTTTTGCGCCGTCCGCGCCCTTCGCGCCATCTGCACCCGCGGGGCCCGTCTTGCCTTGGGGACCCGTGGGGCCTTGCGGCCCAGTTGCGCCGGTTTCACCTTGCGGACCGGTTTCTCCCTGTGGCCCTCTCGGCCCCTCTGGGCCGGTATCTCCCTTCGCGCCGTCAGCACCGGCAGGCCCCCGTGCGCCCGTGTCGCCCTTCTGGCCCTTGAGGTTCACGGTCTGCGGATTCGCCTTGCCGCCGTCGTTCGTCCACGACAGGTCGCCGTCGTCGCTCATGCTCGGCGTGAACGTCACGCCGTCCTTACCGGCGGCACCGTCTGCGCCCGGGTCGCCTTTCGGCCCCTGCGGGCCAGTGCCGCCAGTATCGCCCTTATCTCCTTTCGGGCCTTGTGGACCCTGCGCGCCCTGCAAGGGGCCGTTGTTGATGAACTCGCCGGTCACGCCGTCGAAAATGTAGATGTCATACGGCTGTGCCGCGCCCACGCCGTAGGCGTCGCCCGCCGCTGCCGTCGCTTTCTTGGCCGCGTCCAGCGCCGCCTTGCTCGCGTAGTAGCCCAGCATGCGGAAGCCGCTGCCGGTGTCGCCCTTCGGACCCTGCGGGCCCTGCTCGCCTTGCGGGCCGGTCTGCCCCTGCGGGCCCTGTTCGCCCTGCGGACCGCGCGGACCTTCGGGGCCGGTCGGTCCGGTCGCGCCGGTGTCACCTTTCTCTCCTTGGGGGCCGGTATCGCCCTTGTCTCCTTTCAGCGCGGCAAGCTGCGCCGCCGTAAAGTCGGAATAGGTAAAGGCATCGCCCTTGTCTCCCTTTGCACCCTGCGGGCCAGCGGGGCCGGTCTCGCCTTGAATGCCCTGCTCCCCCTGCGGGCCGCGCGCGCCGGTCTCACCTTTGGGGCCCTGCGGACCTGTCGCGCCGGTTGCGCCGGTCTCTCCCCTGGGGCCGACTTCACCCTGTGGTCCGGTCGCGGCAACGCCCGTGTCGGCAAAAGCGCCCGCCGTGGCGTCCCACTTGAACCAGTTGCCCGTGGCCTCGTCGACGTATGGCATCTTGGAAACCGCCGTCTCCGCATCCGCCGCCGCCTGCAAAACCTCGTCGACCCAGCTTTGGTAGGCCGGAGGCGGTGTCTCTCCGCTGTTTTCCAGCGTTTCGCGCACGCGTGTTTTATATATCTGGCTCTTCACAATGGTATCGCCAACGGTATAGCGCAGCTCTGCCGCGCCCTCACCGGCCACCGCCGTATCAACACTCGATACCAGCCACACGAGCGCGCCGTTCTCTTCTGTCACCGTCACGGGATACGGCTGCGCATCGCCGTTTCGCTGCACGATCAGGCTCGCCACGCCCTCACCATAGCCCTCGCGCCACTTCCCCAGCACATCAAAGACGACCTTGCGCGCCTGATTCTCGCCCCTGCGCCCGAGCTTGATCTCTTCGAGCGCGTAAGCATTTTCAATAACCATGTTGTCACCTCTCTTATGGAAAACGGCGCAGCAAGAGCGACTTTTTCGTCCCTTGCTGCGCCGTGTCGCAACTCATTTTTCGTGTCTCGCGGTCGTATTCACTTACGCGTTGTGGGCCTTCGCGCTCTCAACGTAGTCGCTGCTCATCGTCTGGATGAGATTCGCGGTCGAGGCGTCCTGTCTCATCTGGTTCTGGATGGCCCACAGGAACTTTCTCTTGACCTGCACGGTCACGCCGCGCTGGATCAGGCAGCTTTCGCCGTTCACGCACACAAGCAGGTCATCCTTGTACTTGCCGCTGTCCTTGAACAGGCGGACGCTGACGTACTCCTCGCCCGCGGGGGCGGCGTTCACAGCCGCAACGGCGTTCTTTGCTTCGCTCATCGGTCTTTCCTCCGTTTCAGTGGCGGGGGCGGCGTTCACAGCCGCCCCCCTTGGTGGTTAGGTCAGCGGGGTCTCATCGAACGTGGAAGTCGTTTCCACGCGAATCATATACGCCTCAACCAGACGCTCGGCAACCTTGGTTGCCTTCCAGCCTACGGTTGCACGCTGGTTCAGCGGGTCGGCTGTACCGGCAGAGCCGAGCGGCTTGACGATGTGCTCAAGGCCGCCGCCGGTCAGCTCGGTCGTGCCGTAAGCCTCCGCGCCCATGATGAGGGTGGAGTAGACGTTGCGGCCCTTCGCACCGGCTTCGCCCGGATAGATGGCGGTCGACGCCGTCGGGGTGGTAGCAGGCGCTTCTTTCAGCGTGATCGTCGCGCTGCCAGCAGCCGCGGCCGAGGCGCTCTCGATCTCAAGGAGCGCACCACCGATGACGACTTCACGTCCAGCCAGCTTTACAGCGTCGGCAGTGGTGATGGTCTCGTTTACAGTCAAGACCTTGCCGGATGCGCTCTTGACGGTCAGGTCGCGTGCGCCCTCAGTCAGGTCATCCGCGTGGAACACCTTCGCTTCGGTCGTCTCGATGAAGCGGACGCCAGCGATCTTGCCGATCTCGTCGTCGTAGATGTTGCTGGTGTCCTTGTACTCGTGCGGGCGCTTCCAGTCAGGGTCATCCTGAATGTCGTAGGAACAGTCAGGGTGAATGATGGCCCAGTAGGAGCCCTCATAGCGCGGGGCGTTCATGGTTTTCAGGAAGCGAACCGCCTTGCGGACGGCGCGCACCGTGAAATAGTGGTTGCCCGTGGCCTCGCCGCCAACGAGCAGATGGCGGCCCGTCACCTGACCTTCGCCGTACTGGACGTTAGAGCCGCCGTTGATGACCTCGCGGGTGATGGTGTCGAGCGTGCGGCCCGCCTGAGAGCCGAGCAGCACCGTCGCTTCCTGCAGGTTGTTGTCGATGGCGGTCAGGTCGAGGATATCGGAGATCTCGACGAAATCACCGTACTGGTCGACCTGCGCGGTCAGCGTGGTCATGGACAGCTTGCGGCCCTTGGGCGTCACGCCTTCGGTGATGGGCGTTAAGGCCTTGGGCAGCGGATCATACTTGCGGAATTCGATCTCCTTGCCCTTGCCCTTGGGAATGTTGCGCTTCTGCGCGAAGCGGTCATGCACCAGCTCAGGTTCGGCGTTGTCGATCAGGGTGTCGCAGTAGTAGGTCTTCATCTCGCCCGAGAGACCGGCATCGGTCGTCACGTTCGTCTGACCCTCAAACAGGCTCAGAATGACGGGCAGAATGAAAATGTTTTTGAACTTCTTCATAGAGTTTTGTCTCCCTTCTTGCAGTCGGTAAATTAGGCGGGCATCAGAATACGATACGCTCGCCGCGCCGAACGCGCCTTGCGATCTCTGCGCGGTCGGCCTTCGTGAATTTGCTCGGGTCACTCTTGACAATGACCCCCGGCTGGGAAGTGGTTCCATTCTCGTTCGGGCGCATTCCTTTCGCGCGGACGTTGTCCATCACGCGCTTTTCCATCTCCGCCGCAGCTTTCGCCGCGCTACGAGCCTGAATGTCGCCTAAATGGGATACCTCGTAAGCGTCTTTTACAGGAACGCCAGCGCGCAGCATCGCAATGAAGCGCGGATTCTCTGCGACTTCGCGCTTGAGGTCGAAGTCAGGGTACTCTCCCGGCGCGTCCGCCGTTCCGACCAGCTCGCTCGCCTGACGGATCCAGTCGTTATAAGTCTCGTCGGCTTTCTGCTGGCGCTGTCTGTCTTCTTCCTGACGTTTGAGCGCTTCGTTTTCCTGCTGCATCCGCGCATACTCGCGGTACTGTTCAACGCTCATGCCCATACTCTCCGCTTCCGCGTTGTAGAGCACGCTGTTGAGCGCCGCATCGCCCTCAAAAGCCGCACGAAGCTTACTCATATCGCCGTCCGACACGCCATAATGGCGCATCAGTGTGTCGATAATGGGCTGCGAATCGGCGATCTTCTGGTCTTTGGCCTTCTCTTCGCCGAATCTGCGGTTGATGATGCGCTGCGTCTCCGCAGTGTAGACGTCCTTGTACTTGCCGTTTACGAGGTCAAGGAACTCCTTTTTCAGGTCTTCCCCGCCTTTTTCCGCAGCCCCGGCGTCGTGCTGCTGCATCTTCGCGCCCTCGCCTTTCAGCTCACCAGAAGATGCCCCCGTATCATCAGGTGCCTCCTGCTTGCCGAACACGACGTTGGCGTATTCGCCCGTTTTGCCCTTCCGGGTGGGAGAAGAGCTTGCATTCGTGGTCTCGCCCTGTGCGCTCGCGCCTCCCTCAGCGCCGCCCGATGCACCGGCAGCGGCTCCCGCAGCGGCAGCGCCGCCGTCAAAGAGGCTCAGGATCACGCGAAGCGTGGTTTTGAGGTTCATGGTATCCCTCCTGCTTGTCAAATCGCGGATATTCGGCCCTCCGTGTAGGCCATGCAGTGCTTCCCATTGCCCGCAGGGGAGGGGGAGAGCAGCGAAAAGATGAAGAAAAACGCCGCCCCTCCCTCGCGGGCGTATGAATAGGAGGAAGCCACTCGCACGCCTAAAGCGTAACATGCGGCTTCCCCCGTCTCACCACGGGCGAGAAAAAATTTTTAATTTTCTTCTATGCACTCGCAGATCGCGTCCGGCCTCGTGGCCTCAAGCTGCTTGAGCCCAATGCAGGCCGCAAGAAATGCCGCCTCGATGCGCTCATCGCCGCCGCAGTGGATAAGGAAGCGCGGCGCACCCTCGTCTATCTCGAAGCCATAGACCTCGCACTCTCCATCGGCTTCCATGTTCTTCACATAGCCACCGAAAGCGTACATCACGCCAGTAATGTAGTTGCAGCATTTCTCGTCCGCCGAATGGCCTTCGCACAGGATCATGTAGCGACCGATCTCGTGCTCGATGTGAACCATCGTCATGCGCTTACACCCCCGGCATCGCCGCGCTGCTGCCCGCGTCCATGTTCGGCTTAGACTGTTCGGCAAGCTGCTGCATGTACGGTGTCTGCGCGCTCTGCGCGTCGGCGTTCTTGCTCTCAATTCCGCCGCTGCTGCCGCTCTTGCGTGTCGAGCCGCTGCTCTGCGTGCCGCCCGCCATTCCGATGCCCATGTCCTGTCCCGTAAGCTGCTGGATGACCGCGAGCGCCTTTTGCAGCTGATCGCTCTGCTGCTGCACGACGTTGTAGAGCGTCGCGCCCTCGTTGACCTGGCTTTTGATCTTGTCGATTCCTTCGAAGTCCATCATGTCGAGCGCAATCATGCTTTCCTGCGCCCTGTCTGGGGAGAAGAATCCCAGTGAATACAGCTCTTTCGCCCGCTCGTTCTGTTCTGCGCGGGAGAACGGGTTCTTCTTCTGCGCCTTGATCTTGATGTCAAAGACCGGTCTGCGGAACAGGTCATTGCCGAGGCTGTCCACACCCGTCACCTGATCGCCGAGCTGATTCACGCCGATCTGCGCATACTCGTAGGGCATTTCATTCGTGATGCGGAAAGTGCGCGCTGCGTCGTAGAACTGCCGCATGCGCTCGATGCACAGTTTCACGATCTTCGCCTGCGCGCGGTAGCACGCCGAAATCATATCGCGGCTCGCCTTGTTGCCCGCCTCCTGCAGTGCAGAAATAGCCGCCGCAGCCGTCGCACCGCTGGATGTGCCGCCGTTGGACACGTCGCGGTTTGAGCTCGTTTCCTTCATCTCGTCGATCTTCATCTGCACGATATTCGCGTAGATGGAATCGAGCGGGCGCGTCGTTACCTCGCGGAGCCTGCTCTCGTCGATCTGGCCGGACACGTGGATGATCGGTTTGCGCCAGTCAAGGAACTCTTCTTCGTTGATGTTCAGGCTTTCACTCGCGAAATACCGGCGCTTGCTGCCCATCATTGAAGTTTCGAGGATGTTACCCCACAGCTTGTCGATGTAGAGCTGCGGATCCTTTGCAATGGCCGTATATCCAAATCCCGCAGGTGTGCCCTTTTCGGGAAACAGCACGTCGAACACGAACGGGTATTCGCCGTCTTCGTAGAAGCCGCCATCCGCATATTCGGGGTCATTTTCGCTGGCGTAGATGATATGCTCCTCATCGATGAACTTCGCGTAGTGCAGCACCGTTCGCCCGTCTGCGGTCTTCTTGCGGTAATACCAGTCGATCACGGCGACCTTGTTGCTCGTGTCCACCGTGTCGTCGTACTCGTATTTCGCCGTTTCAATGCTGCTGCCGCTGAGCTTATCCGCAAACTGCGGGTATTCGTCCTCAATGATGTCGCGGTCGACGAGCGCCACCGTAAACACGTTGCGGCTCTTCTGGATGTCCTCAACACCCGGCTCCCAGAAGATATTCAGCGGGTCAATACCCTCGATAGCGATGTCACCGAGCCCATTGTCTTTCTCCTTGTCCCAGAACACGCCGTAGATCGCCACACCGTGTTTGAGCTTTTCCCACCACTCGAAGCTGTATGTGCTGTCAAATTCGTTGTATTCCATGATGACCGGCAGCACGGACGAGAGCGTCTTCGCGCTTTCCTCGTCGCTCTGCTCGCGAGGCAGGCATACGGGCTCGGGGTAGTTGTCCATCGCGTCTGCGTGCTTATTCATGATCGAGTTAAACAACCATGCACTCGCAGGCTCGGGCGATTCCCCAGCATCTTTCGTCCCGCGGCGGATATCCTCCCAATGCCGCAGCTTCCACCAGCGTTCCTCGCTGATGATGCGATTCTCGAAGTTGCTCTTGCCCTGCTTATACTTTTGCAGCGTTTCTACGGCGTCACCAATCTCCTTGCTGCCGATGGCTGCGCCGCTGCTCATCGCCGCGTCGCTGTCGCGGAATGCGCCTACAAGCGGTGCTTCTGCCTTTGCATCCAACATCGCAGCAGCGCCAGCCGCGTCGGCCTGCTGCTGCGTCTGCGGGAATTTTCTCGTCCCTGCCATGTCTTCCCCTCCTGTCAGTTGTGTTGGAACCACGCATATCTGTCGTAGCTCGGCGTATTGATGTCCAGCGGGTCGTACAAGACCGGCTTCGGCGGCTTATTTACCCGCGCCGCAATGGGATTTTCCATGCACACATAGCGTGTCATGTCGTAGATATGATCCTCCTGCTCGGTGTTCACGTCCTCAACGTCCTTTTCGTCGTAAACGAGGTTTGGCACCGTGCGAATGAAATTTTTGCACGTATCGAAGATATACAGCATCGGCACGCCGTTCTCATCAAACGCGAATCGGTTGTGCAGCTGCATCTTGCCGTCGATGCGGGCGTTATCCCCCTTCTCGAAGTAGACGCGCTCGCGCTCAAAGAGCGAGCCGATGCTCTCCGTGCCCTGCGTACCCCAAATGGCGGGGTCGCCCACACGGAAGATGTGCCGCCCCTTGAGATTCGGGTCTTCCTCCTCAATGCGTTTCATCTCGCGGGCAACCGCCGTCGGCTCCATCTTCACGCCCTCGTTCGGTGTGCCCGTGCAGCCGTAATATTCCCTGATGTGGTAGAGCCGCCTATCATGGTCGACCGCAAACCAGCCGATGGCAAACGGCCTTGAATAGCCCCAGTCCATCGCGCACCAAATCGGCCACTCCTTCGGCACATGAAACGGCGTGATGACGTGCGTATGGATGCGGTCGCGGTAGTGTTCGCTGTCGTTGCGCCACTCGGTAAACACCTGCCCGGAGAACGTGTCCCAATCGCCGTATAGCAGCGCATTCTTCTCCGCCTCCGGCATCGACGCAAGGCGCGTCAAATAGCTGTCGTCGTTCTTGAGCAGTATCTTGTTGTCGAACACCGTACTCGGCACGAAGATGCGGCTCTTCTGCCGATGTTCTTCATGCCCATCAGGAAAACGCACGACTGCATCCTCGCGGATGGTTCTCATCGGCGGCGCTGCCGTGATGAATCGTTCCTTGACCCATCCGTGCCCCACGCCGCCGGGGTTTGCCGTGCTTCGGATGTATACCCGCGTTCCCGGCCCATTCGGACGGTTTCGGGAAAAGAGGTAGCTGTATTCCTCCCACGTAAAGTGGGTCAGCTCGTCAAATGCGATAAAGTCATACGCCTGACCTTGATACTTGATCTTGTCTTTTGCATACTGCATCGAGCCGAAGAGTATCTTCGCCCCGCTCGGGAATGTCCACGTGTGGCTGCTGCCGTTATAGCGCGCGCCCGGATAGATGCGCGGGTAGTAGTTCAGCGTCTTGTCAATGAGCTCGGCAAGCTGTGGGAAGGTCTTTCGCAGGATAATCGCCTTGTAATACGGGATGTCCACCTGGCGCAATGCCTCGATGACCAACGCATCGGATTTTCCCCCGCCTAACCGGCTGCGCCGCCATATAGAGCCTCGTCCTCCCAGCGGCTCATAAAGAGAGCCTGCTTGGGCTGCGGCTTCCATACCACGCTACGCTTTGCCATTCGCATCACCTCCCGCATCCTGTGGAACAGGCATTACCGCGGGCAGCTCTGCCACGCCGCACACGCTCTCTCCGCCGTCGTCTTTCTTCTCGTCATTTACCCAGCGGAAATTGTATCTCAGGCTGAATTCTGCGCCACGCTGGCCGTCTCGGTCGAAGAGACGTTCCTCGGCATAAGCCTCGATGCGGGCCTTCGCGCGCGTGACCGTGTCAACGAATCCTTTCTTCGCCTGATAGTTCAGCAGCGCTTGCCTGCTCGTAAATCCCAGCGCCAGCGCCAGCCCCGTCACTGTCGGCGGACGCTGGTGAATGATAAACGGCTGCCCGAATTTGTCGAGAATCGGCATCCCATCGTCCCCGATGATTGGCTCTCCCTTGCAATCCTCGAAGTATTGGTCGATGACGGTCTGCATCTCTTCGACCGTCGCATATTTTGGAGGATGCCCAATTTTTGCCATGCCGCCACCGCCTTTCTTTTTTATGCTGCAAGCCCCCCGTCCTCGGCCATATCACGCAGCATTCTTATCCCCGCTCGGGGAACCGAGCTTCCTATTTTCGACGGTAACACGCCATCTTTTATTTCTCACCACGGGCGCGGAAACTTTCTCTTTCTTCCCGCTCTCCCCTGTATAGTTACATACACACAACATAGATACATCTTGCGTATAGCACCCTCTTTTCCTATCCCCCCTATAATCCCCCCTTCCCCTCTCTCCCGCAGCAAAAAAGAGGCAGAGCATTCGCCCTGCCTCTATCGTTATACCTCGCCGTTTCTTTTGCGCTTCTCATAGTTCCTGCGCGCCTGTTCCTCATTTCGGAAGCCGCAGCGCTTACAAGTAGTGATATCCGTTTCTGGATCCCAGTCCACGTCAAACGCCCCGCAGACAGGGCATACAGCAAATGGTCCCAGCGCCCCGATAGGGTCGTGCATCATTTCTTCCGCCCCAGCTTCCTCTTCACCCACGCCCACAGGTTACGCCATGGGTGGGCTTCTGCGTAGTCAGCGCGCCCAAACTCAAAAGCGGCTTTGTCCCACATTTTAGTTACGTCATTCCGCAGCGCGTTCTTTTCAACGACAGAGCGCGTCAACTCTGCATTCGCTCGCCCAAGCGCCGCCTCAGTGTCATCGAGCTTATTTCGCAGCGAATCCGCGTCTGCTTTCAGGTTTGCGATCGCGTTCTCGCGGTTGATGGCCTCGCCGTTCATACTGTGTTTCAGCTCGGCAATCTTTGCTTCAAGCTCCGCGTTCTTCTCCTGCGCTTCCTCCACCATCTTCGCCATCTGGTCTTTGGTGTACTTCTTTACGTTGATGCTCATAATTTGGCTCCTTTCATTCGTAGCTGTTCTTCTCGCCCCCGGTCGCTCTCGATGCTCACGACCTTGCAGTCGCCGTATCGCTCAATATCCATGGCGATGCGCTCCTTGATGCCCTGCGCGTCAGCGGCGGGGACGTTGGCTTTAATCGTGATCGTCAGCATGGAATGCCTCCCTCTCAATCTCGAGCGAACGTTCGCGCAAGTCCCCAAATCCATACTCGTCTTGCCATCCTAACTCAGAAGACGCTTTCTGACAGCTCTCGCACAGATAGCACGTCCACGGCGTCCCATCAAAAACGCAACTGCGTTCCATCATAGCCCCTTGCTCGAATTTGCGCCCGCAACCGAAGCACACATGAGCCGCCCGCGTTTTAACAACCTTCCGCCCAACAACGTCCATGCGTTACCCCTCCTTCGGTTCGCCGTAGCTGCAAAAATCGTCCGGCTCTACGCAAACCGCCTCGCCGGAATACCCACGTTCGGTCTCTTTCGGTTCGGTGTGCAAATAGCACAGCCCGTTCGGGTGGTTGCGATAGTGCTCGCAGTCCTTGCACCGAGTAACGACCACAGCATCGACGATGGGAATAGCCCTAATATCTGCTGCTGTAGCGTAAAGCTCCCAATTTTCATCTGGTCGCCAATGAATAGCATCCCTGTCAATCAGCCTCATCGCTGACACCTCCGTCCATCTTCGCGCCGCAGTTGGGGCAGAAACCAAAATGGTTGATTACCTGTGCGTAGTATTCCTTGCCGCAATTCGAGCATTTCGCAAAGCCCTGCCGCCAATTACCGTTCTCGTCAAAACACGGCTCGAAGCACCCATGCACCACATCAGCAAGGCGCATGAGCTTCAGCGCAATCTCGTCCGCCTTATCTTTCGGTAGAACTTCTTCCGGCGCACACCCGCTGTCCTCGTAGGCGGCAATCCGATCCTTGAGGCGATTGCGGCAGTACAGCGCGGTGCAGTCAGCCATCGGCTTACCATGCTTACCCGTCCAATCCGCTTTGCACTTCTCGCAGTCCATCATTGCCTGCCCATCGGGGCCTCGCTTTGTCAGTCGATCCATCACTCCACCTCCTGCATCCAGCCCTCACGTTGGCAATTACGCCAATTGTCGTCAATATCATCACAGCCATCTTCTTCCTTGTAACTATGCGGGTGCTCCTTCGACCACTGCTCGACGGTAGCGATAATTCTCTCGAAATCTTCATCGGGCATGACATGGCTAATGACACAGAGCCTTTTTGCAAACGGACAGCCATAGCAACCTTCGTACGAGATGCTCATTCTCTTGCGCTCTCTCAAAAACTCTAACGCGTCCATTTATGCCTCCATTCTGTCGATCACTTTTCGAATCACGTCCCCGCCATAAGCGTCTTTCGTCAACTCCAAGAACTCCGTCAGCGTCATCATTCCATGCTCGAGGTCAACACCGTGATCGCGGGCAAACTGCTTTCGCCCCATGTCACACGAACCGGTCAAACGGTGGTGCCAATCGTAAAAATACTGCGTCGGATACGTTTTTTCGCGGTCTGTTTCACGCAGGAACGCATCAATGCGCTCATCTTCCGGCATATCCTCGAAAAGCTTGTCTCGAAGAGCCTCCATTGCTCCGCGCAGCGTTTCGCCGTGCGCAAAAACATTTTCCTGCTTGACGATGTAGCACGGTGTGAGCGTCAAATCCTCGTTCACGATTGCCCCATGCGCGGTGTTGCCGCGCACAGAGCGAATCAGCGTGTTTACACCGTCAATTCGAAAAACCGGCTCTCCGTTGAAACTTTTAATGCCGTCGCCGTCGCCGGAGCCGTAGCCGTAGCTGTAGCCGTAGCCGGAGCCGTCGCCGTAGCCGGAGCCGTCGCCGTAGCCGGAGCCGTAGCCGGAGCCGTCGCCGTCGCCGTCGCCGTCGCCGGAGCCGGAGCCGTCGCCGGAGCCGTAGCCGTCGCCGGAGCTCGCAGCCAGAAAGGCTTTGATCTTCTCGTCAAGTGTCATCTCTTCCACTCCTTCACCCCTCGGAGCGACGCAGATGCCTTATCCGTGCACAGGATGATCTGGATCGCGCCCAGCACGGTCATTTCGGGGATCGTCACGGTAAAACGGCAGTTGCCCGGGGCTTTCGTGCCGTCCTGCGCCAACTGCTCCACGGCACACGCGCCGTCCCAGTTCCACAACTTGCGAACCTCGGTCATGGTAACCTCGGAGCCGTTGCGTTCCTTGATCTTGCCGAAAAACACGCCTGCGCGGTCACAGCGAACGATGTAGTCCTGATTGTTGTTCATGGTGAAATTTCCTCCTGATTTTTGTTAAAATTTAAAGCTCTCTCTGAGCTTCTTCCCGTTGATATCCGCCTCCGCCGTAAAGTAGCGGTGTACCTCGTTGATGTAGACGACGCGCCCGTGCGCAGTCGTCTCTTTCGTAGTCACGCTCATAATGCCGTTGCTGCCCTCAAATGCGGCAGGCTTCCAGCTAAATGGTTCGCCGATGTACATGGTCATTCCTCCCTAATGTCTCCGCCCCATTGCTCCGCCATAGCTCTGGCGATGCCGGGGAAGGTTTTGCTCCTTGCTTTTGCCGTACGCGGGTCATTCCATCGCATAATCTTACCAGCCTCGTCTTTTGCATAGTTTGCGCTTGCCCCCACACTGTATCCGCCCGGCAAAATATCTCCTGCATCTACAATGTTTGTCGATCGCAAAGCGGGTAAGCCTTTTAGCCATAGGCAAGTCTTTTTTCTTGCGTGGTGCCCGAATTCATACGGCTGGATAATACAATCAGGCTTACGATAGTGTGTAGACATATATCCAACCGGATTTTCTACCGCGATTTTACAAACGTTGGCATTTACAAAGGCCAGGAAAAACGCCGCAGCTTCTTCCTGCAACTGCAACCGTCTGACCGCCTTTTCGCCATATCTTTCCGTGTTAAACCAGCGATTTCCGGCAACAGTTAAGTATGTGCACGGCGGGTGCGCGATCAGTAAGTCCCACTTGCCCACATCATGCGTCTGTCCGTCCATGGTAGTCACTTGCCCCCCCCTCGATGGCCTTGAGCGCATCGCCAAGAATATGCCACTCAGGGTGTCCGCCGGACGGTTCCTGAATGTCGCACGAGTAAGCTTCATGCCCCAATGCGCGGAACGCCTTACACACTTCTTGCGATTCCTCGCAGGCAACTAAAACCTTCATCGTCTCCCCTCGCATTCCCCGAACATTTCCCGGAACGTCAGGCCCGTCAAATCTTCTAGCGCGAGCAGCAGCCGCACCGTTGTATCGCGGTCGCCACGCACCCATGCCGACACCGTAAACTGCGATGTGCCGAGGGTTTGCGCCAGCTCGGTTTGGTTGTAATTCGCCTTTTCCAACGCTTCCTTGAGCGCCGGATAAACGCAGAACTCAAACGGCGTTTTCGGTCTCATGATCTTGCTCATGCGCGCACCTCCCCGAAATATTTCTTGTATTCTCGGTTGCTCCAACGTGTCCAAACGCCAACATACCAAGCCTTTCCGGTTGGGTTCTTCTGCGATTTCGCGACTGCGTGTGATACCGTGGAAAGCGACGTGCCGCATAGACGGGCTAACTCGCTTGGAGAATCTGCCACACATACAGGAATCTTGGCGTGATCCCAATCGAGTTTCATGTAAATGCGTTTTGAGATCATTCCGCACCGCCCGTCTCTCCGAGCAGCGTCCCGACGGTCACGCCCAGCGCTTCGGCAATGTACTGATATGTCAGTAGGAAACTCATGCACTTGCCGGTCTCAAGGTTTCGGATGCTGTTGCGCGATACGCCCGACTTTTCCGCCAGTTTCTTCACGCCAAGCCCACGCATGATTCTCCATTTTCGGATGTTTGCGCCGACTTCCTCCGGCGAAAGCATCCCATTCTTTGAGGGCGGAGATTCCGCCAAGATATCGCTTACGGAAATATTCAGTGCTTCGCTGATCTTGTACAGCGTCGGCAGCTTCGGGTAGTGCTCGCCCTTTTCCAGCTTCCCGATATGTCCCTGCCCGCATTCCACCATTTCGCCAAGCCGGAACTGGCTGATGCGGCGCACTTCGCGAACATTTTTGAGCCGTTCGCCCAACTCTTTTTCTGTTAACATCTTTTCTTGCTCCCTTTTATTTTTTCAAGTTCTGCATGCGCCGCGTTTTGAAATGGCGCGCGCCTAAGTAGTCATCTTTCTCCTGCGCTTTCCGCTGCTCTTCGTCCCTCGCCGCGTTGTACTTGGCGATATCCGACTGATAGTGCGGGCATTCGCTGTGGCATCCCGGATGCCGCACAGGCGGCTTGCAAAGGTGGCAATGCTCAAATGCTGCCATATCACACCTCGCGGATCGTGATGCCGTACTTGTCCTGCATCAGCTTCTTTTTCAGCAGATAGTCTTTCGTTTTCATACCCTTCGCGTCCTCAACCTCGCGCAGCCAATACACCGTGCCGTTGCGGTCTGGCTCGGTCGCCCGCTCGTAAACAAAATCCGCTCGGTAGACCATCGGCTTGATTCGTTTGCCCTCGATGGTCTTGTAGCCCTCAACGAGGGTAAAATTGGCTTGCAGCCGCAAATCGCGAATCTTGCCCATTGCACGCAGCACTTTCAACTCGCCGAACCGCGCCGCCTCGCGCTCGGAATCAAACTTGATGCCATCACGCACGACCTTGCGGTTGCCGTACTTGCTTTTCTTCGGCTTTTGCGTTCTTGCCAGCTTGTCAAGCACCTGCTTCTGCGCCTGCGGCCCCAGCCTCGCGAGGTCAGCTGATGTCAGCGCCATCGTTTACCTCCGCCTTGCTGTCTGCGGGATCGTCCCGCAGTCCGACCGCAATATGCATCACGGTCTTCCCATCGACGCGCTGGTGAATCTCGTATTCCCCAAGCAGCGGGTTCACCTTCGGCCTTTCGAGGTGAAGCGCCTTCATGCGTGGGATCTCTTCTCCCGTGTCGGGGTCCTTCACTGCCTCGCCGTAGGCAAGCGCAATCTGGATAATCCAAGCGTCGAACGCCATGCGCAGCTGGTTCAGCCCTTTTATATCCTCGTGCAGCTTCGCATTCGCTTTCATCAGCTCGCCGACTTTTTTCTGATATCTGCCGAGCTCGTGCTCAAGCCGTTTTACCTTGTCTCTGTTTCTTTCGCTCATCGGTTCTCCGTCCTTTCGTAGTGCAGCGTCAGCGCCCGGGCGATCGGGCAGTGTCGCCATTCTTCGTTGGCGCAGTAGCGCCGCGTATATTCGTCCAGCTCTTCTTTCGGCAGTTTGACTTGCGCACCCTCGCAGTTGAGATAGTCGCGGTAGTCCCGCGAGTAAAACGGGCACTTGAAAATGCCCCCGCGATACCCGCTCACGGCGCACCGCCTGCCAACACCGATTTGACGTGCCTCATGCGCTGATTTGCCTTGTCGCGTCTCATGTTATCGCCCTTGAATACCAGCGGCGTGCACATCTCGAGGATGCGGTCATAGATGCGCTGATAGGTCATGTCTTTCGGCCTGCACAGCTCGTCAAGCGTCAGATTCGTGGTGACGATCAGTGGCTTTTTGGCCTTGTACCGCTCGTCAATGACCGTGTATACCGTTTCCATTGCATACTCACTGCTGCGCTCTGCGCCAAGATCGTCGATCACCATCAGCGGGTAGTACCTCACCTGCTCGATGATTTCCTGCTTGTCATATCCCGCGTTGAGGATTCGCGGGAAACTCGTAATCATCGCCGGAATGCCGCGGTCAATCAATTCGTTGGCGATGCACGCCGCCGCGAAGGTCTTGCCGTTGCCGGTGTTGCCCCACAGCAGAAGCCCATTGTTCTCGCGCCGCATATCGTCCCACGCGTCGGCATAGCGCTTGCATTTGACGATCTCGTCACTCATCGTCGCCTTGCCGAACCGGCACGCCGTCAGGCTCTTGTCGCGGATCCCGTCAGCGCGCAGCGTTTCGATGCGCAGTCGCTTTTCGCGGTCAGCGCGAGCTTTTTTCTCGGCCTCGTATTCTCGCGCCGCGCAGGCACACTGGCACCCGACAAGGCGGACGCTCCCACCGATGGGGATCCGGCACTGCTTCGGCGTGTTGCAATGGCCGCAGTACAGCAGCCCGTCTTTCTCGTAGTCGACCAGATCACGCACAGGCTCGGCCTTTTTCGCGATGCTGTCGATCAATGCGTCAACGTTCATAGGCTTCCCTCCGTGTTGCCGTAGTCGTAGACAAACGGCTTATTTTGCGGCGCTTTGCCGCCCTTGTCCTGCTCTCTGGCAAGCCAAGCAGTAATGAAACGCTTAATCCCTCCGCGTGTCTTTCGCTTGGTAGGGTTCGCGTCGCACCACCCCGCCATGTTTCTGAGCTGTTGTAGAACGTCAACGTTCGGATAGAGCTGCGACCATTTGGCCCTGTCATTCTCCGGCACGTCGAAAAAAGTCCCGTCATTCAGCGGCAAAGAAATCACCGGTGGCGCGGCAGCCGCTTGCGGCTCAGCGCAATATTCTTTCGGATTGGATTCTGGATTCGGATTGGATTCGGATTGGATTAAGGCCGCAGATTGCGGCAACTCGCCGCAACTCGCCGCAGATTGCGGCAGATTGAGATTTTCCGGAGGTTCGGGATATTTTGGCTTGCAATCTCTGACACGTTGATGCTTGACCCACCCGGGGAACAAAAAGTAGGGCTTCCCGTCTACCGCATAGAGAGAAACGCAGCCTTTTGCCGCCAAAGCTTGGAGCGCAGCATCGATATCTTTGATGGATAGCCTTTCCCTAAACGGGAAAACTCGTCCTTTTATAATCGCGGGGCGGGCATCTCCGCGCCCCGCATCATCTACTTGCGTAATCAGTCCAACCCATAGCCGAAACTCGAAATCCGAAAGCGATGCTATTTTCTCGCTTGAGCATAAGCTCTCTTTGATGATTCTATTCGGCATCTGCTCACCGCCTTAAAACGGGAACATTCCGTAGTCCTCGCTGACCTCTGCAAAGTCGCCTGCGGCGCTCTCTGTGGTGTATTGCGGTGCGGCGGTATCGTTACCCTCCGAGCGCCTGTTGTCCGCGAAATACACGCTGTCAGCCTGCACCTCGTAGCTCCTGCGCTTGTTGCCGTTCTTGTCCGTCCAGTCGCGCATCTGCAAGCGCCCCTCGACGCCGATCATGCGACCCTTATCGGCGTAGTTGCAGAGCACTTCTGCCGTGCCGCGCCATGCGACAACATCGATCCAGTCTGTGCCGCCCTCCTTGCCGTTGCGATCAACGGCAAGAGGGAACGACACAACGGATACGCCGCTGTGCGTCTTTTTCAGCTCCAAGTCACGCCCGATGCGTCCCATCAGGCACACGCGATTCATGCTCACTGTGCGTCACCATCGCTTTCGATGACCTCGCCGGTCGTCTCATCCACGGTGAAGTTCTCCGTCTCGATGACCGTGTCATCGCTCACGGAATACATGTCCTCGCTGATCTTCGTTTTGATGGTCTCGTCCTGCGCCACCGCGCGGACAAAGTCGCTCTTGAGCGGCGCATACTTGAGCACGCGCTTGAGCACAGTCTTCTTCGCCATCTCCTCGAAATTCGTTTGCCACGGCCCGTTGCTGTAGGCCTTGGAAAAGCGCTTCGCGTGGTTACGAACGTCCTCAACGCTCATCACGTCATAGCCAAAGCCACCGTCCTTTGTGCGGAACATTGCGTAGATGAATTTCGGCTCGCCGCGCTCGCCGCAGGCGGGCTTGTGGTTGAGCTTCGGCTCAAGGCCGAAGGAATATTCAAACTCGTCGTTCTCGTAAACGACCTGCGCCTGAATGATGCTGACCTCACCGCTGCGGTATGCAAGGTCAATAAGCCCCTTGTATCCCAGTTGGAATTGGCATTCCAGCTGACCGTGGTTGCGGTACGGGATCAGGTACGCCTGCCCAAGCGGCGTGTTCGGCTCCATGCCGAGCTGTGCTGCTGTCATCATCGCTCCAAGGAAGCTCTGTGGCGTCGTCTGCGCGAGCTGCTTGTTTGCGCTCAGAGCAGAAAGCGTGATGCGCGTGAAGCGCTCCGGCGTGATGACGCTCGGCAGCGCCTTTGCGATCTCACCCTCCATCTGCTTGATGTACTGCTGCATCGTTGGATTGCCTTTCTTTACGGCCTGCGCACCCTGCGCGTTCTGAATCAATCCTTCCTTCATCTTTCCTTTTCCTCCTTCACCGCAAACTTGCGGAAATTTGTCGTTTTGTAGTAGCTGCTCAAGTCCATGTTTGGATGATCCTTGGCAAACGCCTTCGCATCGAATGTCTGGCGGCTCTGCCCCTTCCAGTCGACCGTGAATCGCCCGCAGTATCCGCGCTCATTGTCACCGAGGTCTTTCATGAGCTGCTGCTTGATGGCGTCCGCGTCCTTCTCGATGACTTTCTTGCGGCTCATCAAGGACTGGTACTGCTCAACAAGGCTTTCGCGCCCGAACAGCTCCACGTCACCGCCGCCGCCCTCGTAGATGCTCTCAAGCGCCTCGGTCGTGCTCGCGTCGCCGTCCATCGGCGGCGGGTTGTCAGCCTCCACGTAGTCGTGCCAGAAGTCCGCGGCGCAGCGTTTCAGAGTCTCGATCTCTTCCGGGCTGACATATACGCTGCTCTCGCACCATTCCGGTGTGTCATCGGTTTGGGTCGTCGTGATTTGGTAGCAGTAAAAGCCCTTGCCGAGCACCAGCGCCGCGAGATACCACCGCGCCCAGCCGGTCACAGCAAGATACGTCACGCACTGTGCATAGTAGCTCTCGGGAAAGTCCCCGCCCTCGTAGCGCTTTAGGCTCAGCGCGCTTGCCGTCTTGCACTCAAGGCCCGCGTTAAGCCCGACCACCTTTCGGTCAATGTTTGCATGCAGGTGTGGGCAGTCATTGCGGCGCATCAGGTAATTCATCCGGCGCACCGGCATGCGGCTCACTTCTTCAAAGCGGCTCGCGACGTACTGCTCAAGGTCACGCCCCTGCCGCATCGCCTCGTTTTCCGGCTCTTCACCGAGCCTGCCGGTCTTCTCCGCCCATACCGTGTATGGCGAGCGGTATTTGTTCAGGCCCAGCACCGCGCCCATGTCGCTGCCGCCGAGGCTCTTCTTGCGCTCTTTAAGCCACTCCTCGCGGCTCATCCCGAGCGTCGATATCTTCTGCATCTTCATCTTTCTTTACCTCGATGTCTTCCGCCCCGCAGAAGGGGCAGCATAGTATCGTTTGCGTCTCCACGCCGCGCTCCCCGTCAAGGTTCTCGCGCCTGCGCAGGACGTCGGGCATGTCAACGGTCAGCCCGCACCGTTCGCAGCGGTACATCACATCATCGCCGAGACCGCGATGAGCACCGCCGCCAGCAATAGGCAGATACCGGCAAAAAGCATCGCCTCGTCCGCCTTGCGCTGCTCTCTCGTGCGCTTGTCGTGACGTCTCATCGTCTGCACCCCCTGTCGATAAACGGCAGCAGCTCATACAGCACCTTGCACACAGCGCACGCGCCGATGACGGCAAGACCCGTCGTAAAGTCGCAGCCGTTGAGTGCGATCACCGCAGCGGCGATGACGCCGAAAAACAACGTGTCGATCATGCCTCCACCTCATATCCAAGAAATTTCAGGAACGAAAGCCGCGGGATGACCGTGATCGTTCCGATGCGGCTGACCGGAAACCCGAGCTGTTCGGGGTGGTCTTTCGCCGCAATACTGATCGAATAGGGCTTCCGCCTGAGTACCGGCGCGATATCCGCCGGTGTCAGCACCGGCTTGTCCGATGCAAGCATTTCTTCGATTGTCATTTGACCTTGCCTTCCCCCTGCGTCCGTGTTATACTGTCCGCAGGAACACAATATCTTGTGGTGAGATTTGTTCCGCTGCCCTGTTCGGCCTGCTACGCTGAACAGGGCTTTTTCCTTTGCTTCATCACTATTCATAGCTTTTCGTCGCTTTTCCAACGCCTTTCACCGCTAAACCCTTCCGTTGCTACTCATGTCACTTCCCATCCTTGCATCTCCTTTGCTATGCTACGCAGGGCCCAGCGTTACCATGCCATTGCAATGCCGTGCCGGGCACGTCGCTGCGACTCCCTCGCACTATTCGATTTCTTCCCAGCGGAAGCGGCCTTTCCCACTGTTCCGCCACTGGCCGATGCCGGAAAAGCGTCCGTAGTCCAGCCATTCGCGCACGGCCTTTTCGTGGTCATCGCACAGGCAGACGACGGTAAACTCGCACGTAGCGCCCGCGGGAATTTCCTCGCTCATAGCAAGGCTTACTCGCTTACCCTGCGCGGTCTGTGCTCTCAGCGGTCGCTGGCACTCACCGACGGAACCGGCAAACATCAGCGGAATGGTGCGCGGCTCTGGGAAAATCAACTTATCAATTTCCTTCTTGTATGCCTTGATTTTCTCGCTCGCAGTTCCCTTAACCTTACGCAGGCCGCCGCAGGTGTCCTTGAAAAATCCCTTGATCTGGTAGTCATACAAAAATGGTGTACCGTCATCCAGCCGGGGGAACACGGTCATGGATTTTTCTGCCACCGCATCAGCGCCAAGCGCCGCAACTTCGTCTTCCACGCTCAAAGCGTCGGGGGATTTGCTACCGATAAACTCACGGTAAACATCAGGATTCGCAGGGCTTGTGCCGAGAATCGGCTCGGTAAATGTCAGTTTCACTTTGATTTCTTTCATCTTTTCGCTCCTATTCTTGGGCGTTCATGTGCCCTCCTCACTCTTTCGGGATCAGCCGTGTCACCGGCACGTTCAGGTGCTTCGCAATGCGCACGACGGTGTCGATCTTCGGGCTTCTCCCTGCTTTCCACTTCGTCACATTGCTCTTGCTCATGCCGAGCGCAAGGCACACCGCGCTTGGGCTCGTGCGCTTCTTCTTGCACACTTCTTTCAGCAGTTCGTAAAACAAGTCATTCCCTCCATTCAAATAGTTTGAATTAGAGAACCTTTTGTGATAGAATAAAGCTGCACGTGCGGAAAGGGGTGATGCCCATGCAGGCCACTTCGGCTATCGCAGGCTTCATGCCTAATTTCCTGTGTTCCCGGTAACTGAACGGACAGCGGTGCGGTCAGCGCACCCGTTTCTCATACGAAGCCGTTCAACCGCGCCGAGGGGTGCTCGCCTGCACCCGCAACGCGGCGGAAACAAAGTGTGACGAGATACGGCGGGAAGGCGACCCGCCGCATTCTCAACCGCGTGTTTGCCTCACCCTATCGCAAAAGGCTCTTGACAGTTCCCCAAAACGTACTATAATGAAAGTACCGCCAAACATTGATTAGTACTTGATGGGGTATCGCCATGTTTAGATAATAGCACCCAGCGGGGTACTTTTCAAGAAGATTTTTACTCAGTGGGGTACATTTGTATCCTTACACAATTTTAGAGGGGCTATTATGTCTAATCTGTACGAGAATATTAAGGAACTATGCGATGAGAAAGGCGTAAAGCCCGGTAAAATGTGCACGGAAGCAAGCGTCAGCAAGGGGCTTATTACCGATTTGAAGATGGGGAGAAAGAAGACCGTCCACGTTGAAACCGCCCAAAAGATCGCGGACTACTTCGGCGTGACCGTCGACCGCGTGCTCGGCGCAGAAAAAGAGACCGCCGCCCCGAAGGACGACGGCCTAAACTATACCGATTCTGAATTGTTGCAGGCATACCATGACGCGGATCTCCGCACAAAAGAGGCGATCCGCACGCTGCTCGGGATCAAGGGGGATTGATTGTGTCTGAGTTCGACGTATTGAAAGCCCTCTTTGAGAGCGGCGGTGAAATGGAATGGTCTGCGCTGATGAATACTGACAAATCCGTGCAGGAGACGTCCGGCTCGTTGCGGCTGCTGCTGCACGGCGGATATATTTCCGGGTCTCTTGCGGCGCATTCATCAGTAAAAATTACGCCAATTGGGCGAGCTTATTATGCAAAACTAAGCGCAGAACATGAGGAGAAGCGCCGCGAACAGCAATATATCCGTCAAGAAAATGCAAAAATGGAACATTATGCTATTGTCAACAAATGGGTATCCTTTGCATCGATGCTCTTCGCTGGCGGCTCTCTTCTGCTGGGGATATTGGCAGCATTCAAGCTCATTTAACCTGTCTCTCATTTTACGCAGTTTGATTTGCCCGAGAACGGCCCACACGCTAAAGAACATGGATAACGCTGTGCAAATGCAAAATAAAATCTTCATCTTTTTGCTCCTTTCAGCAGTTCAATGACTGCTCTCCGTTTTTCTTCATCTTGAATGGCCTCAAGGAATGCGCGGTCTTCTGCAGTGATATTATCGGCGTTGGCTTTTGCGTCTTGATATAAGCGTTGCATCTATGTATCCTCCGTTCAAGTTGTTTCACCTATTATCTCTCATAAATCAACCATTTTCACCACGAGGGCGTGCTTCCATGGGAATGTATAACGACCCAGAATATTTTGAAAAGCGCGCACGATACCAGCGTCGCGTAATAAAGAAGATAGTAAGCCTGATTCTTTCGGTTTTCCGCGTAAAATAAGGAAGTGATATTATGCCGTTTAATGTGGCGTCTGCATTGTGTTCTCTCGCGTTGACTGCTTCCGTATATGGCGCAGGGCCTCTTCTCTTGCGGTTGCGAAAAGGCCCCATTTCATCAAAGGCTCTAAAATGGCTGCACATTGGGTACACAGCTATTTTGGCATTTGCATTTTCCATCTATGATTTTTCTAATGGGTACGACATCAGTTTTTCCCCTGCTCTTCTTTGGGGCAGCATTTTCTATTGGTGGAATCGAAGCTATTTTGAAAAGTACAACTATCCGCCGGTTCAACCAGCCAACCCCGCGCAGGCAGCTCCGGCTTCGCCTGATCCCGTCCTGTCAGGGCCGGAGCTGCCTGCCGTCATCCCTGAAAAGCCGGTTAAAAAGGCCGCGCCGCGAGCGTTGGTGATTGGCCTTGTTGTCGCTCTTGCGCTAAGCCTCGCTGGGAATGTTTGGCAGGGAATTTCATGGGCAAACAATTCTGCGGAATCTGCCGAAAAAATCCGCGTGCTCAATAACAAACTTACTCAAAAAGAAGAAGCTATTAAAGAATACAGAACAAAAGTCGGAGACTTGAATACCGAGCTTGCCCGCGTCAAGGCTCAGAAAGAGGGCCTATATGACCATCTGGACGCAGCTCTTTTCTTGTATAACAACATTGGATTTATCGTCAACGGGTCATCGTACTATCACAATTACGAATGCCCGGTGTTTCAAGCAGCAAGCGAATATTGGGCTCACAATATCGAATACTGCCAATCTATCGGATATCGTGCTTGCCCGGTGTGCTGGGATTAAGTTTTGTAAAAGCCCTCGCCGCCTCTGCAACACCGGCGAGGGCTTTTCAGCAGCAGCGGGGAGCGGTCGCCACTGCTTGTTTTGACCATATCGCGCTTTACCTTACCACTTCAATACCAAGACTTTGCAACACGACGGCATTCGACCGCGTTCGACAGACCCACTTTTGGCACCCAAAAAGTACGAAAACCGGAAAAGTTAAGGTGATGTAAATGAACATTCAAGAGCTGTGCAGAATTCGTAAAGAAGAATTGAAACTGACCTACCACGACATTTCCGACGCTTCCGGTGTGCCACTGTCCAGAACTTCTTTTCCAAAATGTCGAAAGCCCCGTCCATTTATACCGTCGCGCCGATCTGCAAGGTGCTCGGCATATCCCTTGATGAAATATTCGGAATTTCCGAACACTTGACGCCGACCGAAGAGACCTTGCAGGCGCGCAACGACGAGCTGGAACGCCACGTGGATGCAAAAGCGGACACGATCGAGATCATGCGGCGCGGAGTGCGTATCCGAAACGGCGTGATTTTATTTTTGTTCATTGCGGTGGTGCTACTGGCCGCATGGTGCTTGTATATCGATCTGCACTGCGCCGACTATGGATTTTGGAGGGGCTGACATGGCGAATTGCATCAAATGTAAAGCAGCGCTGCCGGATGGCGCGCTGTTTTGTCCTATGTGCGGCAAAAAACAGGCATCTGTCGACCGAAAAGCCACAAAGCGCGGCAATGGGACGGGGACGGTCTATAAACGCGGCTCTTCCTGGGTAGCCGAAATCACCAAAGGCTACCGGGAAGAGGACGGCAAGCTGACCCGCGTGAAAGCGAAAAAATGCGGCTTCCGCACAAAACGAGAAGCCTTAGAATATATCCCCATGCTGCGGACGCAAAAGCCCCGTGAAAAGGATATCACTTGGCGCAAGGCATATGAGCTTTGGTTCCCAACGCATCGCGCCGACAAGTCCACGCTGAATTGCTACGCCGCTGCCGAAAAGTATTTTGCACCGATCGAATTTATGAAGCTGGCCGCGGTCGAGATTGATGACATCCAAGAATGCATTGATGACTGCCCGCGCGCCAAACAGACGAAAAAGAATATGCGCACCGTGTGCAGCCTGATCTACAAGTATGCCGTTCCGCGCGGATACGCCCCTATGAGTATGGCCCCGTATCTCACTGTCACCGGTGAAAACGCCGCGCCGCGCGCGAGCTTTGATGCCGACCAAATCAAGAAAATAAAAGAGGCGTGCGGCGTAATTCCATACGCCGACTATATCTACTGCATGTGTTACCTCGGCTTCCGCCCTACAGAATTTCTCGGCCTGTCGATTGATAACTACGACAAGAAAGAAAAGGTGCTTCGCGCTGGTATCAAGACCGAAGCGGGCAAGAATAGAACCGTCACGATATCACCCAAGATTCAGCCCATCATAGACCGGCTGTCAAAAGATAAGATATCCGGCGCGCTATTCTGTAACGAAGAAGGAAAAGCGTTCAGGTATGACTATTTCCGAGACGAGGTTTTCTATCCCACATTAAAGGCAATCGGCATTGACAATCCAATCGAAAACAAGCGGCACAAGTATTCCCCCCATACATGCCGTCATACGTTCGCGACGCTGATGAAACACATTCAGGCGTCGGACAAGGACAAGCTCGAGCTGATCGGTCACGCAAGCCCCGAAATGCTGCGGTATTATCAGGATGTCAACCTGTCCGACCTTCGGAAAATCACCGATGCGATATAATTTTTCTGTTACCCCCTTGTTACCCCCATCGAACGATTTCCCGTTGATATCCCGTCGTTTTTCGGTGACTGGGGGTCAAGAGGCCGTGAGTTCAAGTCTCGCCACTCGGACCAAGAAAAACCTCGAAACCATTGCGGTTTCGAGGTTTTTTCATATTTAGACTATTCTGGCAAATTCTCGATTATGCCCAATATTTCTATCCTGTTACCCCCACAGTTACCCTCGCATAAAAGTCCTCTACCCATTGCGGGCAGAGGACTTTTTGGCTAATAGTGCATCATTTTTTAGGCTCGCTCATCCCTCGCGAAACATCTCTTGCATCGTCCGAACCTCGGCAGCTCTCTCAATCTGCTTCCTGTGCAGATAGTCATAAAGACACTTCATGCCCTCGGGCGGCTCACCCTTCTCCTGCTTGTACTTCTGGATGACGCCAGCGACCTCGGCGTGGAGCATCGTCATGTGATGCATCTCTTCTCCGGAAAGCTCGTAAAACGTCTTCGCAAGAGCAGGGCATTCATCCTTGTACTCGAGGGCGCATTTCGCGTACTTCGTCGCGTCCTCGATTTCCTCGTCGACCATCGCCGACAGTTTTTCAATGAGTTTCATTTTCTTCCTCGCTTTCTGCGGCTTCGCCATTATTTATGGCATTAGCAAATAGCAGCAAAATTATCCCGAGCAGCAGAGCATCCGAATCGTCGTTCACAGTTTTTCGACCGTGACCGCAAGGTTGTTGACGACCGATGCCACGCCGTCGAGCGCCAGCGACAGAAGAGCGCCGTCACAGCCGCAGGCGTTACGCACAATGGCCGCAATATTGAGGTTTGCCACGCCGTTTGCTGCGACCGTCTGAGCTGCCGTAGCGCCGATGATGGCGACGCCATCCTTCTGTGCGGTCAGGCTGACCGTACCGGCAGCCGTGGGTGCGACTGTCGCGCTGACATTGACAAGGTAATAGCCCTGCCCACACAGTGTAATCGCGTTGCCGTCCTGACGGATGTTGCAGCCATAGCGGCGCGTCGTCGAGCCGACCGGCACGATGCCGCCGACCGCAATGGTGGGATTGCTGACGTTGGTCGTGTAAATTGCAGACTTACTCATATTTTTACCCTCCTAAAAAATTAAAAAGCGGAGCAGCTGTTGCCGCCCCGCTTGCCTCGCCGAATAGGGCGTCAAATGTTGCCGTTTCCGCAACCGCAGCCACAGAACGGGGAGTTGCCCGCGCTGTAGGTGTAGCCGCTGGGATAGCGAACGACACCGCACATCTGCTCGCGCAGATAGAGCTGGTTGTTGGCCTGCTCAAGCTGTGCGATGCGGCCTTCGAGCTGGCTCTTTTCGAGCGCTGCGAATTTAGCGTCGATGTTGGCGTTGATGGCATCAAGGCCGCGCTGCGTGGTGCAGCAGCAGTCTGCCATCTGGCGCTGGATGTCGTTGCCGGTCTGCATGATGGTCATGTTCGTGCCGTTCTGCGCGAGCGCGACCTCCTTGCCCAGCTGACCGATGCCGCCTTGCATCTCGTATCCGAGATTGCAGATGCCGTTGCCGATGTTGGTCAGGCGGTCGTTCAGCTGTCCAAACTGCTGGCCGAAAAGGATCTCCTGCTGCGACGCAGCCGTGGCGTACTGGCCAAACTCGCCCTGGCGGTTCCAGCCGTTGCCGCCAAAGCCGAACATGAAGAGGAAGAGCACGACAATGAGGAACCAACCGGAGCCCCAGCCGTTCTCATCGTTCGCACCGCGGGTGACCGCGGCGATATCGCTGAGAGACATACCACTATCCATGTGTCAAAACTCCTTCCTGAAAAATTTTATAAATAAACCGTTGCGCACCGGCTTATTTCAGAAATTGCACGAACTCCTTTGCCTGCTCTTGGAGCTGCTGAAACTGCGCCTGAGACATCTGCCCGGACTGCAAAAGGCGTTCAATCTCCTGCTGCGCTTTCTGAGGCGTCATGCCTGCAGCGAATTTGCGAAATTCTCCCAACATTGCAAGGGGGTTATTTGGTCTTCTGCTGCTTCCCTGTAGCATCTGCATCATCGGATTTGGCATTGAGTATTTCCTCCAATCTCTTCACGCGGTTTTCAAGACTGTTGACGTCTACCGGCGCAGCCGCATGATACGGTGCGACTGTGTACGGCGTAACGGTGGCATACCCCGCACCATCCGTCTGTTTGAGCCAGACAATGGGGTCGTTCTCGTCCATCAGCAAAATAGAGCTGTTCGGAGCGAGCCTGAACGCCTCTGCGCCGTTTCTTCCGTTCACGCGGGTAATTTGACCCGCAAAGCCTTGCATCGCTCCTGCGCCGTTCTGTGGGCTTGCAGGGGCATATCCTGAATAGGGGTTATACCCCATCTGATAAGGGTTGCCGAAATATCCCATGCGCGCACCTCCTTTTGTTGTCTCAATGATAACGAAAAAGAGGCCCCGCAAAGAGCCTGAAAAAGGTCTTTGTAGGGTCTCTTCTTTATGTGTTTTTGATACCGTCCGCGATTTTGCTGTATGCCCGGCGTCGCCGCGTCTTCACGTACTCCGTTGAGACGTGCAGCGTCTCCGCGACTTCGACGCGGCTTTTCCCGCGCACATCGCATTCAATAAGGCAGTACGCCTCATCGGGCGGCAGCTCAAACGATAAGATATACGCCACGGCCCGCTTGGGGGCCATAGAGGATAATTGCGCGCGGATTGACCTGTGCTGACTGTTCATGCCCGTGTAGGGCTTGCAGAGGCGCTTGCGCGTGGGCTTTCGCCGCCCGCTCCTTCCTGTGCCCGAATCGGGCACCGTTATTTTGTCGATCTCTGGATCATCGTCACAGCTTCCTGCCGCGTGATAAGACCCTGCGGGGCGCTGCCATCCGTGATGCCCGCAGCCTTTGCCGCCGCCCAGTCTTTCGCCGCCCACGTGGAGACGGGCTTCGTGCGCAGCTGCGCAAGGTAAGCGTCCATCATCTTGTTAAACGTTGCCTGATCCATGTACTCCTCCATTTCCGGCGGGTACTTCCCCGCCAAAATCATGCTCCCTGTGTGTTTGAGGTGGTTGTCCCACTGGAAATGCGGGCGGTCGGGGAATTTCTTCCAGTCGCCGCCCCACGAAAAGCCGACCTGCTTGCCGATTTGCCCGCAGCGGGCAAAGAACGACGGATCGTCGTACTCATGCCCCTTGACGTTTTTGCAGATATCGAACGCAAGCCCAGCCTTGACGCCGTGGAACGTCGGCCTCGTCGCGGTCTTTGCCGCGTAGCCGTTTGCGGCAAGATAGCGCTGGTATTCGTCATCTCGTACTGTCTCGGTCACGAGCACCGAAAGCCCCGCCTCCTTGCAGAGGTCGAGGAAAATGACGCAGTTTGCGCGCACGTCCGCCCGCAGGTCAGCAATGTCCCTACTGTGATACATTTTCGTCACCCTTGCCGTCGATCACGTCCTGTGCCTTCTGCGACTGCGTGCCGAAGTAGAACGCGATGATGACTGCATAGATCGTCATAAAGTCCTGCGAGATGTTGCCCGTGACGGCCATGTACGCAAATACACCCGTCAACACCAGCGTCACAATGCTCTTGACGCTCATAAGGTTTGCGATACGCTTGATGATTCTTTCGTTCATGTTATTCGTCCTTTCCCTTGATTTTGATACCAGCCAGCATGCCGAGTTCCGCCGTCCAGGCAGCGAACCATGCGACCGTCAGGCTGTCCGGCACTACCTTGTCATGCGCGGTCAATACGAGCACCGCAATGCAGTACCAGCAAAGGTTGAGCACTGCCGCGATGACGTACTTATCCCGCTTTCTCCACTTCTTCATAAGGCAACCCCCGCCAGCAGCCACGCGATAAATGCCCCCGCCAGCGCCGCAAGGATTTTGTCGACCAAACTGTCCCAGCGTTTCCCCGCCTTGCCCGTGATGGCTTTCACGTCCTCTTTGATCTCCTTGACATCGCCCTCGACGGTCTCCTGCTTGGTCGCCAGCACTTCGACCGACGTTGCCAGCCTGTCAAGAGCCGTTTGGTGCTCCTGTAACTCATTGATTCGATGCGTATTGCTCTTGCATCGGCTTTCAATCAACGCAATCTCTGCGTCATCGTAGTGCTTCGCATTGTCCATTTTTCACGCCCCCCTTATTTTTATGGAGTTCTCCATTGAGCCTATCATGCCGCCTTCGCAAATTCACCACGGGGCAAAAGAACCTGCCGGGGATCCGACAGGTTCTTTTTCTTTAAACCGCTTTCTTCCGCGCGATTGCAAGCTGCTCGTCCACCCGCGCGCGGTTCCAATGGCGAATGCTCTTTCCGACGCCGAAGTCCTCAAAGAGGGCTGCACGCTGTTTATCGGAAAGCCCCTTCTGCTGATAAACAAGCTCCATGATCTGTAAGCCCTCGCTGTTGCTGATGGTATCACCGTTTTTGTCCTTCAGGCTTTCGATCCCGCCTTTTGCCAGATAGAGCGCAATATACTGGGCTTCTGAAACGCCCGTTTTTTTGACGGTATCTATGGCCTTTGCCGCCCACCCGTCCGTTTGGTAATTGCTCACGCTCATTTTCCCAACGATGTTGGCATATTCGTATGCTTTTGCAACGGCATCTGCCTTATCGCCGTCGCTCATGGACTTATAGCTCGCAAGTCCCGTGAGCTCGCTGACGATCTTATAGGAAGTCTGCCCGCGCTTTGTGGCGTACTTGACGTATTCCTCGCCGGTCAACTGTTTGTTTTCCTTATTCACGGTAAAAGATTTCGGTGCGCGCTGCGGCAGGACTTTGGCCTCACCGGTCGCCTCATACAGGCGGCTCAATTCATCTTCCATTTTGCTGCCGCTTACCTTCGAGGTATACGCGGGATTCGCAAAATTGTTAAATGCCCGCGCGACCACGCCTCCGGGGTTTTCCGTGCGCCCCCATGCGTCGATAAAGGGAATCTGCCCGTAGTCAACGCCCGGGATACGCGCGCTGGCCTTGCCAAGCGCATATTGCATATCCGGCGTCAGGAATTTGTTCTTATCCGTATAGGTCGTCATGCGCTCGCTTTCGCCCGTGCGCTCCGCCTGCCCGAAGACCGTCGGGATACCCTGCGTCAGATAACTCGTCGCCGCGCTTGCTACCGCACTGGTTAGTGCGTTTGTGTCCCCGGAGGACGCATATCCTACCGCGTCAAAAACGTCGTTCAGGCTTTGCAGACAGCTCATGGAAAGCAACGGATCTGTCACATTGCTTGCGGCCTGAAGCATATCACTCATAGTGAGATATCCGTTGTTCGCCTGCATCTGCTCGTAAAGGTTTGCCCCAACGAAAAACGGAAGCGCTTCCGGCGCAAGCCAATCCAGCGTAATACTCGTGCCATTTGGCAACTCTATCGCATATTCCTGATGCCCTTGCAGCTCGTCGAACTTTTTCTTCTTCTCGTCATCACCGCCGCTGCCGCGAAGAATGCCCTCTTTCGCCATATAAAGGCCGAGCATCATCAGCCCCGTGCCGGTCAGACCGGCGGCGGCACGGTCGATCATTTCGGTCGCCTGCATATTACCCTTTTGCACTTGCACAAGGTCATAGCTTATGCTTTTGAGGAAACCAATAGGGCTGTATTCCACGCCGCGCACCAGAATGTTGGCTGGTGTCTTGCGGAACGGCAGGATTCCTTCGGCGAGGGTGCTTCCGAGGCGTTTCATCTTGTTATCCCCGCGGTATCTGCCGAGATCGGAGATCATCTGTGAAAACGCATTGGTGTCTCGATAGGTCGCTTTCTGCGCCTCTCTGATCGCGTATTCGCGTGCCGCTTCAATGCCTTTCCCGCCAGCGACCTGCTCCGCGGTAATGCCATTTGCTTTGCAGAATTGCGCCAGCGCCGCCGCGTAATGCGGCTTGGAGAACCATGCGTCCTCTGCATCCAGCGCCGTGCCGTTGAATTTGCGCATCGCTTCCAGCGGCTTCAGCTTGAAGACCGTGCGCCCTTCCTCGATTTCCTGTCGCACATTGACATTATCATTGTACTTGCCGCTGCCGAGAGCTTGCTCGCGAATGTTGGCATAGTCACTCCATGCCGCCTTGATAAGCCCTGCATCCTTCGTCGTCAGGATTGCCTTCGTGCGTCCGACTTTGCCGCCGCTCACCGCGTTCGCAGCGCTCTCAATGCCTGCGCCGATGACGTTCTTTACCGTGACAGCAGGAACAAATCCTACGTTGCCAACGATGTTGCGCACATGCGTGCGCGGGTTACCAAGCATCGAAAAGTAGCGCCAAGCGTTCCATTTGTCAATGAAGCGGCTCGGCATCTGTCTGCCGATATCGCGATAGATTTCCTTCATCGTCTCGGTGCGCGCATCGTCGTCCTTTGCGTTCAGGAACTTCTCAGCGAGGTCGCGGTCAATCTTCAGATTAGGGGCCTTTTCCCCGTACTGCTTTTTGAGATCTTCTGTCAAGTTCTCCACGCTGCGCTGCGCCGCATAAAGCTGCGTACTGGGGTCCTGCTGCTTGAGCAGCCGCGTTGCCTGCAACGCCTGTGCCGCATTTCTCTGGCGCTTTACGATGGTGTCGAGCACATCGAGAGCCGTCTCCACATCACCGCTGTTTGCTGCATTGTTGTAGAGCGCCCAGCCAATCGCCGTGTTCTCCTTGCTGATTCCCTCTTTGGTGGAACTTTTCCACTTGTTCAGGGTCTTTTGCCAACCCTCGGTTTTTATGCGGCTTTCTGCGTCACTAATGGCCTGCTTGTCCGTATAGCGGTCGTAGGAGAAATCTCCTTTTGCCACCATTCGTTCCAACGTCGGCACCATTGCGTCCGGCGTGGCCTTTGCTTCCAGCACCGTGCGGATCGTGCGGCTGACGTATTTGTCATCCGCCGTCTTCTTCGGTACCTGCACTTCGCGGTATGCACGCTCGCCCGCCGGGATATATCCGTACTTCTTTTTCAACGTTTCGTAGTTTGCCTCAGGGATCTCGCGGGAGAATGCTGCGTCATCCACGCTGTTGACTTTGGCGAGGCGGTCCGCCTCGTCTCCGGCTTTGTACTCCACGACGTTCATGCCCGCATTGCGCATCTCGCCCAGCAGGTCCGCCGGCGCATTGTCCGGCGCGACAACGGCAAGCGCTTCATCGAAGCCGACGACGCGCTGGGGCTTCGCCTCGTAGTATCCCGTAGGGATGTTGGCTGCGCGGTCAATGAGCGCAAGGATGCTCTTTGCGTGCCCGTCGGATATGGCATAACCTTCCTTGCGGAACGCCGCCTTCACCGCCGCCGCAGTCTTCTTGCCTTTGGCCGCCTCTGCAATGATGCGGCTCAGGTTCTGCTCTTCCTCGAAGGTGTTGTCGAACTGGTGTTTTGTGGTACGCAGCAGATCGTCCGTCACCCGGTCAAGGTAGATGCCGAGGTCTCGCAGCGCCTTTGCGTGCTCCTCCTCGCTTACCGTGCGTAGTCTTGCCTCGTCCGCGTGCATCTCGTCCACGGTTTTGTATTCCTGCGTGGCCGTCGCCGCCAGCGTCTCCGGCGTGATGCCGTATACATTTGCGCCCTTAGCCGCGGCCATATTCATTGCCTTCACGATGTTCTCGGCCGTGTAGTCCCAATGCGTCTCCGCAAAGCTGCGCCTGCCGCGGTCCGTCACGGCGTCCTTGCCGTTGTAGATGCCACGCTCACCCAGCAGCCCTTCCAGCTGCGGCTTCACCCAGTCCTTCACCGTGCGCAGCGCATCGCTCCGGCTTCCGTCCGGTGCGATCATCTCCATCATCTTGGCCGCCGTGGCTTCCTTGTCGATCTCGCCCGCGCTTCCGCCGCTCTCATAGAACTCCT